GGATAACATGCTCCAATAGGTCAATCGTGTCTACCGGCAGATCGTATGTAATCGTGCCCTGCGTTAGCGAAATTGAACCCTGCTCAATCGTCCACAGATTAATGCCACGATTTGCCCACTCAATGGTAAGCAGGTTTAAGCTACGACGAGCCGTCTTAAGATCATAGCCCGTACGAAGCTCAGCACCGCAGCGCTCAAAAGCTTCTTCGACAAGCTCATTGAGGTTCAAGTTGAACGTAGCAGTGCCGGATGTGGTCATCTAAATCTCGCTGTCTTCTTGGCGATGGTCTTGGGCTGTTTGACGAACTGCTTGCCCGCCTTTGTGCCTTCGCGCTTCGCCTTAGTTGTAGCAGCATATTCAGAAGATGTCAGCGCCTGACGTGCTTTCTTTGGCAGATAGCGTTCGCCAGTGGCTTTTGCCCCCTGTGTAGACGGCTTGCCCGACTTAGTTCCCCAGTCCTCATTAGTCCATTTGGACAAGGATTTCTGTGCTTCTGTCTTCGGGCCTTTGTAACCGCCGCCAGACTTCTTGTACCGCTGGGTCGCAAGTTGAGCCTTGCGGGCGGACCACTGACCCGGCTTTCCGCCTTTGTCACTAGCTTTTACGCTGGCGACAATGCGTTTCCATTTGCCCTCGTCAGTGTGACCCGCCATTTATCACCCAAATTTCATCGTGTTCAAATTGCGCATGGCCTGCATACGCGGGTCTTCCTGACCGATCTGTTGCGTCGTCGGAGCCTTTGGCATCTGGTTTAGCATCTGCTGATATTGCTGCATCTGACCCGTAGGAAGCTGCTGACCCATACCCTGCTGACGGGGCATATTAGCGCCCATCAGCGCTTCCGATTGCTGGAACTGCCTATATGCGTCCATCTGCTGCTGATCGGGCATACCAAGTGGCTGACCACCAAGTTGCTGCGGGGCATTAGGAAGAAGTTGGCCCGGAACCTGCTGACCGCCCATACCCTGCTGGGGGACCATCTGCGGTTGGCCAAAACCACCCTGCTGGGGCTGCTGGCCGGGCATACCCGGCATACCGCCCATTAACTGCTGAGCCTGCTGCATCTGACCCGGAGCCTGCTGGGGCTGCTGCCGCTGAGCTAGGAACTGCTGGTATGCGTCCATACCGCCACCCTGCTGAGGCTGACCACCCATACCGCCCATTAGCTGCTGAGCCTGCTGCATCTGACCGCCCATACCCCCTTGGAGCGCACCAAGTCCGCCCTGCATTGGCGGCTGCGTCATAGGCTGCTGTTTAATAAAATCCGTATACAATGGGCGACGGCCTTGACTGCCGCCCTGCTGATACTTCTGCCGTGCATCTAGGTAGGCACGAGGGTCATATGTCGGTTTCTGAAGCTGACCCATCGGGGGCTGACCGCCCATACCACCCATACCCTGTTGCACGGCAGTGGAAAGCGCCCCGGCACCCGTTGGGCGGGGCTGCTGGGTCATAGGCTGCTGCTGCTGGCCGAAGCCGCCGCTGGGAGGGGGGAGAATAGCCATCTTACTTACCTTTCTTGAAGCCCTTCAGGACTTCTGCAAAGCGGGCGCGCTGACCCAATTTACCGGGAGCCTTAGCTGCTTTGGCAAGCGTCTTGGCGGGGATGGGCTTACCCTTCTTGACCCCAAGCTCAGCGCGCAGTGCACCGGGCTTCTTGATGGCCTTCTGAATAAAGTTGCCACCCTTGGCCATCCCGATAGCCTTACCTTTCGGCATCTTGGACTTTTTCATGTCCCCCATACCACGTGATGGACGCATATTACTTACCCTTCCGCATCGGAGCGCGGGTCTTGCCGCGAATTGCACAACCGTCGATGGAGCCGCCCTTGGCGAACTTCTTAACCATTGCACGGCCCATCGTGTCAGCCGACTTTTTAACGAGCGCACGGCCAGCCTTGGCACTACCGCCCTTAGCCATGTTCATGCTGCCCATCTGATTAGACGACGGCATTTCTTTAGTCACGCCACCCTTAGCGAACTTCTTGGTCATGCCGCCCTTTTTCATGCCGCCGCTACCTTCCGAACGGTTTGCACTTTGGATGACCTTACCTTCTTTGGGGGTCACTTTAACTTTACGAAGTGCGTTACGCTGGCGATCTGCTTCGGCTTTCTCGGCAGCTGTAGGCTGGGGAGGAATGTTACCACCCTTGGCATACTTCTTCACGTTGCCGCCCTTCTTGTACATGTTGGATTCTTGCGCAAACTTGTACTGATCTTTGGCATACCGGCTTGCACCTGGTGCTTCTGCAGCCTTTTTCAGTTGCGCCAGTCTAGCTGCTTTAGCTGCATCTGGTTTCGGAGCAGTGGCTTTAGCTTCCGGCTTACCACCCCAGTTGCCAGTATAGATCGATGTTGCAAGCCGACCCGGAGCACCAAAGATACCGCTAAGGGCTTCACCCATGCGCGCACGACGACCGGCAGCAGTGTTGTCACGCGAACCAGCACTCGTGGTAGCGGCAGGTGTTGAAGCAGGTGTGCTGCTACCCGTAACAAGCCGAGTCGCAGCCGAAGTGCGCTTGCGCATATCTGCTCGGTTTTTCTCCCGCGTAACTTCATTTGCTGCGGAACTATAACCTTTAGACGTAGAAGCAGGAGCTTTAGGAGCAGAAGCTTTTGCTGCAGGGGCAGCAGCTTTCTTTGCAAGTGGAGTTGTGTTCACACCCTTGAGGGTCGAAGACACATCAATCTTGGGTTCAAGCGGCTTGTTTGCTTTTTCCAAAGTATCGCGCATCTGGATGCTGCGACCGTTTGTACGGCGCGCTTCCTTCAAAGCAGCTTCAGCAGCGCTCTCGCCGGCACGAGTGACAGTGCGGTCGGCCTTCGTCCATTTGGCAAAGTCGTCCTTAGCATCGGCCATACGCTGTTCGTACTTGGCTTTGGCTACGTCAGCATTCTTGCCCTTAGCGAGTGCGACCTTGTAATCCTTTTCGATATCCGCAGTCTTGCGGTCCATACGGGCCTTGTAGCGATCAGAACCGCCATCGGCGAACTTACGTACTTTTTTCTTATCAGCCATTTCGAAATCCTTACCCACCGACTGTTTCACACCAACTTTTTTGGCGAAGCTAGGGCTGTGCGCTACGGCCCGCATAAACTTTGCCTGCTTTGCACTTGTACTAGGCATCTCTATTCCCCAGCCAACCCTGCACGGTCTTCGTCTCATATATACGAATTGCCGTCCAGATAATAGTGAACAACGCTGCGACTGCGGGAAGCATAGAAGTGATCGTTCCAATGACCGTGAAGAACGACGCAGCGTCCACAAGGTACTTAAAGGTTTCGTGTTCGTTTGTCATCTTAGCAGTCCCATTTACGGAGCGAGAGTGCTTTGCGCGTCGGACGACCCTTTTCGTCCTTCATAGGACCAGGCATCCCTGACATACGAGCGCAGAAGCTTTTACGCCGTCCAGCAGCTTTAGGTGACTTTGCTGCTTCCTTAGCCGATACTGGTGGCTTGAGGTTCATCCCCTGCTTCTTCGCAGACGCACGACCCTTGGCGTTTAATCCACCCTTAGGGTTCTTGCCTTCTTTACGTGTCCAAGCAGGGGACTTAGCCATCAGACAAACTTTCCTTTGGTTTTGCCCTTAGTAGCGCAACCATCAGCGCGCTTGGAGGCAGTTGAGCCACCCTTAGCCATCTTTTTGACCTTGCCGCCCTTCTTCATGTTCATAGGACGGTCGCGGTCTCGCATAGCAGTACGGCCAAAGCTACCCTCTTCGCCCATTGGATACCGAACTTCATCCCTTGGGTACCGAGCTTCGTCGCGCTTTTTCTTTGCAAGGGCCAAACCCGTAAGGCCGAAATACCCATTTTTGGCGAGGTCACCGATATTAACGCCTGCCTTATCAGCAGCCATGCCAGCGAGACCACCAACCATACCGCTTTTAAGAAGTTTACTACCTAGAATACCCATTATGCCTGTGCCTCCTTCCATGAGAGACGAGCGAGGATTGTACCTGCCGTCGCGCTAACTGCCGTGGCAACCACGTACAGGATATCCGGACCGTCCGGATAGAAACCAGATTGCGAAGTGGGTACCGTAAGAGAGGTACCACCGCCAAGGATCGAGTTACCAAGGTCACGCACGTTGCCAAGATCAAGCGTAGAAACGCCGTTAGCGCCGCAATAAGCAGCAGCCACAGACTCGCCACCAACTACGTTCACGGCGTTGTTGTTGGTTGCAATCTGAGCCAGTGAGGACGAGATACCATTTGCCTGCTGGATCGGCGTCTGGAACGAACCCGACATTGCACCCGAAGCGTAGCCGTTGAGCACAAGGTTAATCAGGTAAGTGTTACCAGTCGTAACGATACCCAGCGACTCCAACTGAAGCTGCATACGGTTGATGATTTCCTTGGCACCCAGAAGACCTGTGATACCGTTATCAACCGAAGGAGCGATGCGAAGAGCCAAAAGCACAACAGGGGTCGTGCTGGATGTGGATACCGCAGTCGTCGTACCATAGTTAAACACCAGCGACTTATCGTCGTTGAACTGGCCATCCATGATAACCGACGAACCCCAGTGTGACAGCGAGGCGTTCGTATCAGGCGAGGTAAACTCTACAGCTACTGGAGCAGTTGCTGAATAAGTGAACGACGTGGCTGCGGCAGCGCCGCCAGTCTGGGCGCGGGAAACAACCGTGAAGCTTGTAGCGCTAGTCAGCGTGTAGCTAATGTACTCAACTGCACCCGTACCAGATGCAGCCGAAATACGCAGCGTACCCGTGGGGGCAAAACCAGCCGTGCTTGCCACGTTGATTACCGTGCCTGCACCACCCGTACCGAGGCTGGCCGTGATGTAAGTGCTGGGTGAAGTACCGTTAGACTCATAGCGCGAAGCCATGTTGCCGGAGCGCATATACGCTTCGTACTGTACGTTGTTGTTGGTCTGCTGGTAGACATAGGTCACCTGACCCTTACCGGTACGCAGACCCCAGCGGGCGAAGCCTGCACCATACCACGAATAGTCGATGTAGAACATCTGCATCCGAGTAAGGTCGAGCGTAAAACCCGAAGGGCCTGTGCCATCGAGCTTATCAGTCCACTGTGACTGTGGAATGCGCGTATCAACAGTCTTGGAGATGACGACACCAGAGCCAGTAGCGTTGATCGTGGTACCACGATATTCCGGCGTAATAATCATCGCCGTATCGCTGGTGATGTTAGCAACGCGGTAGGACTGGCCACGGATGACGATGAAGTCACCCGGCTTCAACTCGCTGCTGAATGCCGTACCCGTACCGGTAATTGCACCCGAACCATTCGTAACAGTTGCAAGGCCGCTGATCTGGTTAACACTCTGACGCCACACAGCATACAAGGTCTGACCATCATATTCGAAGAACAGGCCGTTCTGAGTGTCGTAGAACCCGATGCGGTTGGAAGAGCCATACCATGTGTTCGGGCTAACTCGAATCGGGAAGCCAGTGGCCGGAGATACGCTAGGAGCGTAGTTAGCCGTGTACGTCAACGATGTCGGTGTCGGGACCGAAGCAATTGTCCACGTACCGTTGTACTCAGGCTGCGTGCAGTTTGCGACGATGATCGTAGCGCCTGCAGCCATATTGTGAGCAAAGCGCGTATTGACCGTTACAGTCGCACCAGAAGCGGTAACGCTAGTAACAAACAGCGCGGGCTTCAGCGAGGTACCGGTCGAGAACTGAATACCCTTACCGGACTGGTAACGGAAGTAACGGCGGGTCTGGCGAATAAGCTGCGAGTTTGGAGCAGCAGAACCAGCCGAGAAAGCCACACCACCATCAAACGAGCGCGACTCCGTGTAACCCGCAGGGCGGGCATAAAGCGTCAGGTTATCTGCGGTGTTAGTCAGCGTACCCGTGGGAGCCGTGGGAACCGTGAAAGTAAAGGTATTATTGGTCGGAACAGACGTCACAACCCATGCGCCGTTAATGGCACCGCCAGCACTTGAAGTCGTACTGCGCACATAGATCAGCGAACCAAGCGAAAGGCCATGAGCCGAAGAAGTCGTGCAGGTAATAGTCGTACCAACGTACGTAAACGCACTGGTTGAACCGAGCAGGATGCCGCAGCCGCTGTAGAAGTAGCCAGTATAGCCATAGGTTAGGGCAGCATTATAGCAGTTGGTAGCACTTACGGCGCTAGCCGTAATGACCGTCATCGTGTTTGTACCGCCAGCAACAGTCCACCACCAGCCATTGGCATTGGGGTCACCAGCATTCTGGATGTAGATCGGCGTATTGGCAGCAACCGTGAAGGTGCCGGCAATCGTCATTGTCGTGCCAGAGCCAGTGATCGAAGTGATGACCAGCGGCGACTGCGGGATGTAATAGACGCTCTGACGGTTGTTCTGAAGTGAGATTGACTCCCACTTCGTCGGCTGCTGGCCGTATTCAAAGTCAGTATCGATCAGCGCCTGCGGCGTTGAGACGCGCATCTTGCCGACCGGGTCCTGCGCTACCGGAGCAGGTACCGTATAAATGGCACCGTTGCTGACGCCTACACCCGAAGAAGCCGTACCACCAACGGGGATCGACTTATTAGTAATTCCATCAACAGCGGTAAAACCAGTCATTATGCGGCTTCCTTTTTATCCTGAACAAGCATCGGATACAGAGCGTCGGGGCCAAAATGGCCTTCATATTCCTGCACACCCATGTGCCCGAGCTTAATTGTGGGGTCGATCCAGACTTCAAAACCGAGTTCACGGGCGCGGTCACAGAAGAGATAATCTTCTCCGATATAGCCCTCGTCGGTTAACATGAAATCGAACAGACATGGGACCATGTCATCAATGCGTTGATCCTTGTACATCCATTCCGGATGAGCATCGACCATCTGCTGGAACACTTCACGGCGAACTAGCATAAACGCAGTAGCAACACGCTTAGCACGGACAAGTCCCATGCTATCCATGGTAAGCTGACCATCATCATCGTCTAACGTGGCGATGTACGTTTTGGTCGTGCTGCGAGTGCGTGGAACCCCAGCTACAATACCCTTTTTCGGATCACTACCCCACGCCATAAGGCGAATGATATGTTCCGGCTCAAAATTGATATCAGCATCAATGAAGAGCAGATAATCGCACTGGGATTCCAGCATGTCTTTTGCAAGCAGGTTACGAGCACGGGAGACGACAGAGCAGCCACAAATGGAGCCAATCTGAACGTCAATCCCATGTTTCGGGGCTACTTGAGCAAAACGAGCCAACGAAATAGCCAGCTTCAAGGAGACCTTAAAGTCATAAGAGGGGAGCGCAATAAATACGCTCTTACCGGCTAGATCGTAACTCTTTTCGTTCTGCATAATTCACCTGTCGTTCGTTATAGAGATACCCCTATTACGAAGTAGCGAACGGTGTAGCAAGCGTGCTCGAACCAATCAGTTCACCCTGCACCAGATAGACGTTTGCTGCGACAGCAACGATGGTGAAGAACGAACCAGCAATACCACCCGTGGTCGTGCCGTTCAGGTTGATCGAGCGAGTAGCCGAACCATCAGCAACATACGTGTTGGCAGCGCCAGCGCTCGTAGCAAGGCTAACCGAACCCAGCAGGAAGTCGCCCGCGCCAGTGATGACCTTAACAGCCGTAGCAGCCGAAGGCAGGTAGAACGTGTAGGTAGCGCCGAAGTTGTTCAGCGTGTTGGGGTCTTGGCCCGGACCAGTAGCCGGGTTGTATGCCGTAGCATTGACCGCAGGCAGCGTGATCGTGGTTGTAGCAGCCGAAATCTTGATGATCTTGCCAGCGTAGTTAGCGACATCGAGAGTGGCAGTTGACGTCGAAATCGTAGCGACGGTGTTTACACCCTGCGAGATAAAGCCGCTCAACGAACGAACGGGACCTTGAAAAGTAGACTGAGCCATTAATAATCTCCGTGTAGTAGCACAACCTCATACCGTCTCTACTAAGTCTGCTAGGTCAGTCGGTATGAGTAAAAACCCTAGTAGGTAAAAGGCATACACCAGATAAAGAAAAAGGGGAAGAGGTTTCCCTCTTCCCCTCCTAGGTTCTTACGAACCCGATGTGCCCCACATGCCGAGGGGATCAGACCAGCCGAACGAATAACGTTCGCGGGCCTTGTAACGGACGTTGCCCGTGTCGAAGTCGCCGTCCATGCCCGTGCTCATCGGAGTACGAACAAAGTGCTTCATGCCGTTCGGCACGTCGGTGGTGAGATACCAGCCATTCGTGTCGGTCAAGAAGTGGTTAACGGTGTAACCTTCGGGGATCGAGCCGTTGTTCTTCAGCGCGTTGATGTCGTTGTCCGACGTACCGACGCGAAGTTCGGTTTCGAGCAAACGAGTAGCAACGAACATCAGGTTCGGCGGAACGATAAGCTTACGCGGCTTCGCAGCGATGAGCAGACCACGTTCGTCAGTCCAAGCAGCAATCTGAATGACTGCAGCTTCAAGCGACGTTTCGTTGAGGTCAACCTGCGTTGTCGGCGTGTTAGCGTTCGTGCCACCGGAAACCAGCGGGTGCGTGGTCGAGAACAGAGGCTTGCCGTCGCCACCGAGGTAGCTGGCGCTAAAGCCGTTGTTCAGAACCGCAGCAGCCTTGGTCTGCTTGGTGTACGCCATAGCGCGGGCAAGGGCCTTCGTATAACGAGCCGAGAGGCTGTCATACAGGTTGTCTTCGATGGCTTCTTCCGTGAGCGAGAACCCGAGGGCAATCGTTTCATGGGTGTAGCGGGCCGTGAAGACTTCCTGACCGTTGTCGTATGCAATGGCCGAACCTTCGTTCTTAACCGGAGCAGCCGAGAAGCCCGACAGCTTGGTTTCTTCTTCGAACGAACGTTCCGACGTTTCGGTGTCAAAGATTTCCTTATGCTCTTCGCCGTAGCGTGCATACTCCAGACCGAACAAAGCGTTCAGGCCGGGAAGGAGTTCTTTGAGGAGCTGTGCGCGTGAAATTGCCATGTCTTAATACTCCTCTTAGATGCCAGTGGCTTGGCGATACTGGTGACCACCGACAGCACCGGTCGTCGGCTCGTTCCACTTGACGACAACTTCCGTAAAGGAGCCTGCCGCCGACTGGGTTTCAGCAATGACGTCGATGATACGGATCGGATACGTGTTAGTCGTAGCCGTGGTCGCGCTGATGCCAACACCAGAGTTACCCGTGGTGGTGTTACCGCTACCCTGAGACAGGACAGCATTTTCACCAACGTTTGCACGAGTGACGTAGCCAACAGCAGTCGTCTGACCGACCATAACGGCGCACTTGAACAGCGCATCGGGGTCATCCTGCACGTATGCAACGATGTCCGAGGCAGTAACAGTAGCCGTGTAGGACTGACGGAACGTCTTGCCGTAGACCGGATCGGTGTACGAGCAACCAAGGAAAACACCAACCGGCGTAGCAGTGGTCGTGCCAACGTCCTTGTCAATAGTACCGCTGGAGTTCAGCTTAACAACGTCACCAAAATAGATGGACGTTGCAGAACCGGAACCAATCGGAATCTGACGAGTAGCGCTAGCAAAAACCTGCCCGCCGATCAGATTGATCGGAATGAGGCCGTAAGCCCCAGAAACAGTAGGGTATGCCATGTGTTTAAGCTCCTAGCTTATTTGCCTGAACCAAATGACGTTTTGGACCTACGCTCCGAAAAGAGCGGCATCCTCGGGTCATTCTCTCGCATGAAGTTGCTGTCCACGGATTCATTCTGGGCTTGGGTCAAACGTTCGAAGTGTGCTCGACGTTGATCCATAAACTCAGTAGGAACCTTGCAAAGCAACAGTCCTGCGACTTCGATGTTGTCCTTAAACCGGCTATCCGGGTCGGTGATGTTCCGGAACTTAGGCTGCTCTTCAATACGAACAGGTTCCCATCCCTCGCGGAAGGCCGATGAAGCATTGCGGGCATCATTCTGACCCAGTGTTGATACTCGTACCCAACGGTACGAGTAGCCGTCTAGCTTATCAGGCTCGGGCAGCGTTGAAGCTGGTTGCCAAGACTTAGGCCGTTCAGCCAGGTCACGAGTGTCTACATCACGTGCGGTACGATTCTCAGCCATTTTTATTTCTCCTTAGCAACTTCACGAGCATACTGCTCGGGGGTTAAACCCAACTTCTTGGCGATTGCCAGCTGGGATTGTCTCAACACGATCTTTTTGGAGGATGTGCTTCGTGACGCTGAGGCGACAACGGCGGATTTGCTTGCACGCGTAGCAGTTTTCGTGTCACTGCTTTCTGGTTCAGAATCCCCGAAATACTCAGGAAAACGACGACGCATCGTTTTGTCGATAGCGCCCCAATATTCGTCAGTGCCGACAAACTGGTTGCCGTACTGTTTTTCGAGCTTCTGATGAAGCCCTAAAGCCGAGGCGGTCATTTCCTCATCCAGACCGTACCATTGATTGCGCTCTTGCCACGCCATCGTTTTCTGATCCGGACGTGGGATTTGAACCACATCTGGAGCAATTTGTACCTCAGTTTCTTGAGCCTGTAAAGTGGGTCGATAATTAGAAAGTTGTTCGAGCTTGTATTGAGCAGCAGTTAGCTTCTCTTGAGCATCGAGTACTTTATCCGTATCTCCCGCTTCATAAGCATCTCGGTAAGCTCGACGAGCTTCAGAGAGTTCAAACTCAACGTTCTGCTTAACGCTACCAACCAATGACTCCTGCCCTTGGGCAAGTGTCTTACGAAGCTGTTCGGCTTCTTGGCGATACCGCTGTGCTGCAGTAAGCACTTCGTTCTGTTCACGCTGCAACCGCTCTTTTTCGCGGCGTTCGTCGTGCCAGACCTTTTTCATCTGCTTCAGACGGAGCTTGACCTTCTCGGAATACTCTTCGAGTTCGTCAGCTTCGAGTTCGTCAACGATCTCCTTTGGCATCGGCTCACGGCCTCGGTCGGCCTCCGGGGTATCGTCT